TCAGATCAAGAACCTCATGTGATCCATCGGATTCACAATCTGTTACAAGAGACCCGAAAGGGTCTCTTTTTTTGTCTTTATGTAACGACTATGTAAAAAAGCAATAAATGTTAGTGAATTAACACAAACAGTGCTATATAATACAGAATGGACAATCCTATGAATTAAAACCTCCTTCTATTCTTTGTTATTGTTCTATAATGGAGAGTGACCATGCACAATCTATTATCACGCTCACAGTTAGATGAGTGGAGACATTTTGAGAATACAATCGATGAACTTGCTTTGGAGCAGCAAAGACTAAATGATTACTACGAATGTTTAATTGAATGCGATGCCTTATCTCAATCGGAGTGCAAAAAGATCTGTAGGCATATACTAGATTAAACATTGAGACCCGAAAGGGTCTCTTTTTTTGTCTAAATATAATTACTTGAATTGTTGAATATGAAACCCCATTTAATTACTTTTGGATGTAGTTGGTGTTATGGTGAAGGGTCTGGATATAAAGAGGGTATGACTGCTGATGAATATGACATGATTCAGCATGATTCAGATATTTGTTGGGAGAATGGATGGAGAAAAAGAGTTGTAGATCATTTTGGTTTTAGTCATACAAACTTAGGTGAGTATGGCAGTGGTAATGATAGACAATTTAGATTAGCAACGAGATTTTTTTTATCAAAAAAGTTTCAAAAACTGAGACAAAGTAACACACCAGTTATTGTTCTTTGGGGTACTACATCACTAAACCGATATGATGTTTGGTTAAACTGTGCAAATAATTATGTAAAGGTTCTTCTGAATAATGCAGATGAAGATCTAATTAGATATGGTAGTCATCAAGATATCTATTCTTACGCAATCAAAAAATATTCATACAATGAAACTGCTAGATTGCAAGAATTAGAATCAAACATTATGCATTGGAATCAATTCTTCCAATTGCTTGGTATTAAAAATTTTTGGTATGACACTCTAGCATCTTATGACTATAGAATTAAACCGAAGAATTTTTTTGATATAGAAAAGTATGATAGATCTCTGGTATCAGTATGTGCTAGAAAGCATAGGAAAGATAATAAAGTAAAATCACTCTTTCAAGAAGATGATTTTTCATATAATATTAATAACGGTGTATTAAATGAACACAGTTATCATCCAAAAAAACCTTACTACAAAGAAATCGCCAATTATTTAATCGGTAAATTAGAAGAGAGTCTCTGATGTCACTTAGTAGAGTAGGAAACGCCTACACCAATCAAATTCAAAATAGGAATTTCTTATCTTCTATTGGGTTTAGATTTACGCTAAACCGTGCAAGGAAGGTATCATTTTTTGCAAACTCTGCAAACATTCCTGGTTTAAATTTGGGTGTTACAGAGCAACCATCTTATTTGAAGAATATTGATGTTCCAGGGGATAAGATTCAATTTGCAGATTTTACCTTGAGATTTTTGGTAGATGAAAATTTAGAGAATTACATGCAGATTCAAAACTGGATGAGGGGTCTTGGATTCCCAGAATCTCAGAAAGAAATTTTTGATCTGCAAAGACAGGGTGATAATACTATTGGATATGACAGTGATTCCATGAACATCTATTCTGATGGAACACTTCAAGTTGTCAATAGTTCTCAGAGAGTTCAATTTGAAGTATTGTTTAAAGATATGTTCCCATACAACTTGTCAGACTTGGAGTTTGATGCTACCTCACAAGAGACTGAGTACTTTACTGCAGAAGTGTCTTTCAAGTATACTGTATATAATATAGTGTCACCAAAAGGCGATCCCTTATGATTTTAGACCTTGAAGAAATCCAAAAGATGTGGGAGAAGGATACTCGCATCGACATGGATAATTTGCATGATGAGTCAATTAAGGTTCCAGCGTTACACGCTAAATACTTTGAGATATACAACACAGTTGTTCTTCTCAAGAAAAAAGCGGAACAAACCCGCAAAAATGTCAGGCACGAACGATACGAATATTTTACAGGTAAAGCTGACCCAGAGGTTTACCAAGAGAATCCGTTCCCCAAAAAAGTTAGAGACAAAGACACTCTACAAAAATATCTCGATGCTGACGACAAATTGTCGCAGATAAGTTTGAAGGTTGAATATTACGATACCATTTTGAACTATCTAGATAGTATTCTAAAGATGATACAAAATAGAACGTATCAAATTAAGAATGCCATAGATTTCTTAAAATTCCAGGCAGGATATGGATAAACAGTATGATGTTGTCATTCAAAAATCGAACGAAGTATTTCTAAAGATTCAGTGCGAACCACATATTCAATATGAATTGAGAGATGCTTTTACTTTTGAAGTTCCAAATGCAAAATTTATGCCTCAATACAGAGGTAAAAATTGGAATGGAGAAATTCATCTATTCGATCTAAGGTCAAAACAAATTTATGTTGGTCTTTTAGATAAGATCATTCACTTTTGCGAGACATACAAATATAGTTACACTTTTGAAGATAACAAATACTATGGTATGCCCTTTGAAGTAAATGAGGGCATATCAAGAGAAGGTGTCAAAGATTATATTAACTCAATTACATCGTTTAGTCCTAGAGATTATCAAATTGAGGGAGTATACGATGCTCTAAGACATAACAGAAAATTATTGATATCACCGACTGCCTCAGGTAAATCATTGATGATTTATTCAGTAGTTCGGTATTACTCAGATAAACAACAAAAAATCCTCTTAATTGTTCCAACGACATCTCTAGTAGAGCAGATGTATAAGGACTTCCAGGATTATGGTTGGGATGCTGAGAATCATTGTCATAAGATTTATTCTGGTCGTGAGAAGACAAGTGACGCTCCTGTGGTAATTACTACATGGCAATCTATCTACAAATTAGACAGATCATTTTTTGAAGATTTTGATGTGGTGATTGGTGACGAAGCACATCAATTTAAAAGCAAGTCTTTAATATCTATAATGACAAAACTTCACCATGCAAAATATAGATTTGGATTTACTGGAACACTAGATGGGACACAAACACACAAGTGGGTTTTGGAAGGATTATTTGGTCCATCTTATAAGATTGTAAAAACTGCAGAGTTGATGGCAAAAGGTCATCTATCTAAATTAGATATTACCTGTTTAGTTTTAAAACATACCCCTCAAATATTTCCATCTTATGAGGATGAAGTTCAGTACATCATAACACATGATCGAAGAAATAAATTCATCAAAAACTTATCTCTAGATCTTAAAGGTAATACTTTAATTCTATTCTCTAGGGTTGAGACTCATGGTAAACCTTTATTTGATTTAATTAAAGACTCTATAAAAAGCGATAGAAAAGTATTCTTTGTGCATGGAGGAATTAATACTGAAGAACGAGAAGCAGTAAGATCTATTGTAGATACTGAAAGTAATGCAATCATAGTTGCATCTTATGGCGTATTTTCTACAGGGATAAATATTAGAAACCTTCACAATGTCGTCTTTGCTTCCCCCAGTAAATCTAGAATCAGAAATTTACAGTCTATAGGTAGGGTTTTAAGGAAGGGGAAGAACAAGTCAAAAGCAATGCTATACGACATCTCCGATGACTGTACACACAAACAGCGAAGAAATTATACATTAAACCACTTTATAGAAAGAATTAAAATCTATAATGAAGAGAATTTTAACTATGACATTATTAACGTAAATCTAAAAAGTTAACGATATGCTAGAAGAAGACTTTTATGCAACTATTAAATTAAAAACTGGTGAAGAGATCTTCACTAAAGTATCTCCCTGTACAGAAGATGATAGGACATTCTTACTTGTCTCAAATCCTATTACATTCTCTGAAATTAAGACAAGAGGTTCTGTTGGTTATAAATTAGAACCCTGGTTAAAGACAACTCGTGATGACATGTTCATTATTGATATGAATGATGTTATCACTATGAGCGAATCTAGAGATATTGAAATGATTATGATGTATCAATCTTGGTTAAGAGAATCCAAGGACTTCACAGATTCTGAAGATCCTACTGGATATAGAAAGAAGATTGATAAGTCTATGGGTAGAATTGGTAATGTTCAGGATACCAAAGAGATTCTAGAAAGACTTTATAAAGAAAGCTAAGCTATCCCGATGAACCTCCACAAAGGTTATTGTACATAGATCCAGAGGTCTTGTCAAGTTTAATCATTTGGTATAACTGTGATATAATACATATATTATAGAAATCGATACTATGCCACCTATTGGACCCATGACTAAAAGAAAGAGATCTATTCATTATGTAAATAATAAAGAGTTTTTAGCAGCTCTTATTAAATATAGAGAAGACGTAGAGATTGCTGAGAAGAAGGGTTTGCCAAAACCTCAGATTACAAACTACTTGGGAGAGTGCTTTTTAAAGATTGCAACACACTTGTCATTTAAGCCAAACTTTGTAAACTACATCTTTAAGGATGATATGATTTCAGATGGCATTGAGAACTGTGTTCAATATATCCATAATTTTGACCCTCAAAAGTCTCAAAACCCGTTTGCTTATTTTACTCAAATTATTCACTACGCGTTTCTACGTCGTATACAGAAGGAAAAGAAACAGCTTGAGATTAAAAATAAGATCCTGGAAAAAACGGGTTATGACGAAGTATTCTTCGACGATAACTTAATTGACGGAGTTAACTATTCCGATTATAATCAAATCAAGGATAGTATTCATTCTAAGTCTCGTTATTGATGAAAGTTGCTATAATTACTGATCAACATTTTGGTGCTCGTAAGAACTCTAAATTGTTCCATGATTATTTTTTGAAGTTTTACAATGATATCTTCTTTCCAACTATAGAGGAGAGAGGTATCAAAGTTGTTGTGGACATGGGCGATACATTTGATAGTAGGAAAGGTATCGATTTTTCCGCTCTGGCATGGGCAAAGGATAACTACTATGATCGTCTCGCCAAGATGGGCGTTACAGTACACACGATTGTCGGTAATCATACAGCATACTACAAGAATACAAATGATCTCAATGCAGTTGACCTGTTGCTGAGAGAGTACAAGAATGTTATAATTTACTCAGAACCAACTGAAGTGAAGTTGGGCAATCTTCCTGTATTATTTGTACCTTGGATCAATGAAGAGAACTCTAAGAATACTTTCAAATCTGTTAAAGATTTCACTGGCGTACACGCGATGGGGCACCTTGAGCTCAACGGATATCCAGCTCATCGTGGACACATCATGGAGACAGGTCTTGATGGCAAACTATTTGAGGGCTTCAAGCATGTCTTCTCAGGTCACTATCACACTAGATCGTCAGACGGACGAGTACACTACCTAGGAAATCCTTACGAGATTTATTCCAATGATATGGGAGATGATAGGGGATTCCATATCTATGATACTGAATCTCAAGAACTTGAAGTAATTAACAATCCATACACAATGTATGATGTTATTTACTATGAAGATACACCACATCAAACTTTTAATTTTTCAAAGTATGCGGACAAGATTGTTAAATTAATTGTCCGCAAAAAAACTGATCCTAAAAAATACGATAAGTTTGTTAATAAGTTAATTGCTTCTGACATATCTGAACTAAACATCATTGAGTTGGATGTTGGTGAGACAGTAAACCTAGATAAGTATGATCCAGAATCTGAAGATACTATCTCTATTCTTAATAGATATGTAAATGACTCTGATCAAAAAATAAATAAATCAGAAATTCAAAATTTAATTTACGAAGTCTATCAAGAAGCATGTGAGTTAGTTTAGTATGTTTATTCTTACACTATCTGGAAAAGAGCAAGAAGGCGCATACTCTGTGACTGACAAAGATGGCGAGCAAATTTTATATATCTTTGAGCAAGAAGATGATGCTGATAGATTTGCTATGATGCTAGAAGAGAGAAATTCTTATCCAGAACTATCTGTTGTGGAAGTTGATGACGATTTAATTGTAAAGACATGCGAAATGCATGAATACAATTATGCAATTATTACAAAAAATGATCTTGTAGTTCCTCCTGAAGAATAATGATAATTTTTGAAAAACTTCGTTATAAGAATTTTTTAAGCACAGGAGATCAATTTATAGAATTAGATTTTACTACAGCAAGCACTACTCTTATTGTTGGCAACAATGGTGCAGGTAAGAGTACAATGCTTGATGCATTGACATTTTCATTGTTTGGTAAATCTTATCGGGGAGTAAACAAACCCCAACTAATCAACTCTGTAAATGAGAAGGGATGCTTAGTTGAGATCGAATTTAAAATTGGTAACGTAAATTGGAAAGTTGCTCGTGGCATAAAACCATCTATCTTTCAAATTTACAAAGACGGTGAACTTCTAAATTCTGATGCTGCCGCAAAAGATCAGCAAGTTTGGTTTGAGAGTGTAGTTCTTAAGATGAACTATAAATCTTTTACTCAAATTGTTATTCTTGGTAGCAGTAACTTTGTTCCTTTTATGCAACTTCCTGCTGCATCTAGGAGAGAAGTCATTGAAGATTTGTTAGACATTAAAATCTTTTCTTCGATGAATTTGGTTTTGAAGAATCGAGTTAAAACTGTTAGAGATGAAATTAAAACTTTAGAACTTAAAAAAGAATCTCTCGAAGATAAAGTTATTATGCAGAGAGATTTTATTGAAGAGATTGAAAGACTTGCTGATACTGATATGAACAGCAAGAGAGATCAAATAAAATCCTTAACAGAAACTCAGGACACACTCTTAAAGAACGCTCTTGAGAATGAGAATCAATTGCTGGATAAGCAAAAAGAATTAGAAAAATACTCTGGAGCATCAGCAAAACTAAGAAAACTTGGTAACTTAAAGGGTAAAATATCTCAAAAAGTAAATACCATTACACAAGAACATAAATTTTTTACTGACAATACGGTATGCCCTACTTGCAATCAAGACATTGAAGAGAACTTTAGAATAAATAGAATTGACGACGCTCAAAATAAAGCAAAAGAGTTGCGTTCTGGTTTTATACAACTGGAAGAGGCAATTAAAGAAGAGGAAGAGCGAGAGCGTCAATTCTCTACAGTTTCTAAAGAGGTAACTCACCTAACACATGAGATTTCTCAAATCAATACTCAAATCTCTGGATACCAAAGACAAGTCCGAGATCTTGAACAGGAAATTCAAACTGTTGCCGACAGACTTGCAAAGAGAAATTCTGAACATGAGAAACTAGCAGAGTTAAAGGACAAACTCTCTACTGCTGTACTAGAATCTGATAGTAAGCAAAGCGAGTTAGTTAACTTTAGTTTTGTCTCCGATCTTCTTAAGGACGGTGGAGTCAAGACACAAATCATTAAGAAGTATTTGCCTCTGATTAATCAGGAAGCTAATCGCTACCTGCAGATGATGGAGTTTTATATAAACTTTCGTCTAGATGAAGAGTTCAATGAAGTAATTGAATCTCCGATTCAAGAAGATTTTTCTTACGCATCTTTTAGCGAAGGTGAAAAAATGCGTATTGATCTTGCTCTTCTTTTTACTTGGAGAGAAGTTGCTAAGATTAAAAATTCATTGAATTGTAATCTTCTTATTTTTGATGAGACTTTTGATTCATCATTGGATGGGTTTGGTACAGATGAGTTTATGCGAATCATTAGATTTGTCATTCAAGACGCTAATGTATTTGTAATCTCACATAAAGAAGGAATGCGCGATAAATTCCTCAACGTGCTAAAATTTGAAAAGGTAAAAGGATTTAGTAGGATGGTATCATGAAGTGTCTTGTTACTGGCGGAAAGGGATTTATTGGATCGAATGTTGTTGATGCTCTGATTGATGCTGGACATGAAGTTACGGTTATCGATAATGAGTATTCCGATGCTCACGATCAATTCTATATCAACGATAAGGCAAAATATGCCAATCAGGATATCTCAAACTACGAATTAACTAAAACTTTTTACTATGGTATAGACGTAGTTTTTCATTTGGCAGCAGAAGCACGTATTCAACCTGCAATTAAAAACCCACTTAACGCAGTTAGGATTAATACTTTAGGTACAGCAACTGTTCTTCAGTGCTCTAGAGAGGCAAAAGTTGATCGAGTAATATACTCATCTACTTCTTCTGCTTATGGATTTAATTCTGCTCCGAATGATGAGACTCAACCTGATGATTGCTTGAATCCTTATTCAGTTTCAAAAGTTGCTGGTGAAAAACTTTGCACTATGTACACTGATTTGTTTGATTTGAAGACTATTATCTTTAGGTATTTTAATGTATATGGTGAGCGTCAACCTCTTAAGGGTCAGTATGCTCCCGTAATTGGTATCTTCCTTCGCCAACTTGCTAATGGTGAGGAGTTGACTGTTGTTGGTGATGGTGAGCAGCGTAGAGACTTCACCCACGTCTCTGATGTTGTTCAGGCAAACATTCTTGCAGCAACAAAAGATTTGAGTGAAGAATCTTATGGTGAAGTATATAATGTTGGTAACGGTAAAAATTATTCTGTGAATGAGATTGCAGCAATGATCTCTCCTAGGAAACGATTCATCGATGCTCGTCCAGGAGAAGCAAGAATTACTCTCGCAGATAACACTAAAATCCGTGACACGCTTGGTTGGCAACCCACAGTTCAACTTGAGGACTGGGTATCAAAAGCAGTAGACAGTGTAAAAACTGGTTCTTGATCGACCATAGCGGGAATTCTTCTTTGTATACTGTGTTCAGTTCAAACGATTCCCGATGACTATCAACCACGAAGTCAAAGGACAACTTGCAAAACTGCTTGCCACTGAAGACTTGGTGGTTGAGCATCGTGCTGTAGATACTGCTCAGTTCAATGTTCATACCAGGGTTCTGACTCTCCCTCAGTGGAACAAGGCATCTAATACTGTTTATGATCTTCTTGTCGGTCATGAAGTCGGACATGCCCTATATACACCAGATGAAGAGTGGATTAAGAATCGTAAGATCCCACCACAGATCGTCAACGTTGTCGAAGACGCTCGTATTGAGAAGATGATGAAGCGTCGGTATGCTGGTCTCTCCAAGACCTTCTACCGTGGATATCAAGAATTGTCTGATGAAGACTTCTTTGGTATTGCTGATGAAGATCTGTCTACATTTAACTTGGCAGATAAGATCAATCTGTACTGCAAGATTGGTAATCATGTAGATATTCCCTTTACTGAAAAAGAGGAAGAACTTCTTCTCATGGTTCGCGACTGTGAGACCTTCGCTGAAGTTTTGGATGCATCAGAAGCAATTTATAACTACTGCAAAGATGAACAACAATCAGAGTCCCCTTCAAACGTACAACTACAGTCGAATAATGGTGGGTCTTCCCCCCAGCCACAAGGATCAAATAGTGAGGAGGGAGAATCAGAATCCCCGTCCAGCGAATCCTCCCAAGGAACCAACGATACTGACGATGATGA